TTCTTAATGGCTTCACGAAGCTCTGAGTCTGTCTCCATAGGCATGACATACTCATGCTTAGTCTCCAGATGTTTCTTCATGAAGTCCATGTATCTATCTACTGTTTCATACCAATCTTCTCTACGTCCGTCTGCTTCTACAAATCTACAGTACCGGGACTTCGCTATGTACTGCTGGTAAAAATCCATCATGTTATTTCCTTTATTAGTTTATCGTAGTTATGTTCAATTAAATCTTCAAACCTGTCTAGTATATCTTCAGTCGTAAGATTCAATAATTCTATTATATCTACTTCATCAAATAGATACAACTTTTCTTTTAGTTCATTAATCGTTAAGTTCATATTTATCTCTTTCATTATCTTCCATAGCCATAACAACTAAACCGCTATAACCAGAAATGTCATTCCATGAATCTTGTAGATAGTAGTTACCGTTCAAGATACGGGCTAACTTATTAGCAATCATGTCAAGACTCTCTTTCATATAAGTAGGCATCATTTTGTAATTAGGAGAATCTTTCATTATTGCTTTTATGTTTTGAGATATATCACTCACGATATTGTACTGTCCATATTGTTGTTCTCTTTGAGATAGGATTTCATTAACTTCCATATTGGTTCCTTAAATAAGTTATAGACACAGGCATCTCGTCAAAGCTACCATTGTTTACTTCATTAAACATCCATACACCAGACCAGCTACCATTAGTCTGAGGATTAAGATACTCCTCATCGTGTTGGTAAAAGATACCAGCAAACAGACCAGTGATCCTAGAACCATCAGCTTTCTTACTGAACGCTATAGCTCTATCTTGGACATGACCCATAATACAACTCATATGCTTCTTCTGCAATAGCAGACTAGGGTTGCTTACTGGTCTACCCATAACACCAGAAGTAAAGTAATGGCTATAAGCTATACCATTGATAACAGCTACATCAAGAAAGTTATATACTTCCCAGTTATACTTCTTTAGATTAAAGTCGTTGTAACCGATCAGTCCTTCTAACTTCCTGTCTGACTCGATAGCTCTATCAATACGTTGCTCATGATTACCAATTAAGAAAACCTTCTTAGGTTTCCATACTTTCTTCTTGTTATCTCTCTGCCTCCTCTGCTCGTCTATTATTGGTTTCATGAATGTATCCATAGCCTTGTTACCTGCCTGGATATCATCATTGTAAGTCCTACCTTCAAAAGACTTCTTACCTATGTCGTATACACTAAGACTAGGCATATCCCAGTGATCGCCTAGATGGACAATAACATCAGGCTTAGTCTTAGCAGCATACTTACCAGCCCATTCTAAATGCTCAAACGAGTGACCTGGTTTACACTGTGTGTCAGGAATTATCAAATGTCTCATTGGTTCCCTTTAGTAATTTAATATAATACTCTGCGTCTATAACTGCTAGTGGCTTAGAATGGTTCTGCTTTACAATGACTACTGGTTCTCTTCCTTCAGGACAATTATCTTTAGCCTGTGAATAAAAAGAATAGACAGCCATTGATTCACGAGCTTTACACTCTACTGATATACCTAATTGATCTCCTACTTCTTGAGAGAATAGTATATCCTCACCTCCAGCCCCCATACTTGTAGATCTTACATCGGACCGGGAAAACGAGAATTCTTCAATAAGGTTATCTCTGAACCACTGTTGGAGCTTTCTGCCTTTGGCTTTTGCACTTTGGGTTTTAATGTTTTTCTCCCTGTATCTAAAAATTTATCTAGTCTTACTTTCTTAATACTTTTAATCCACTGTTTAGGTATGTGTATCCTAGAGTTAGACTGATCGTAAGAGATTGCAGCAGCTAGACAAATAGCATCTTTTGTCTCGTCAACAATAAACCCAATACTTAGAACAGGATGTACATCTGCTTTGGAGTTATCCTCCCATCCTGCATCAGCAACAGCATCAACCCATTGGACATAACCTATCGTGAAGTGTTTGGCGGTTTCCATAATTGCTTCTCTTTTCTTCTTATCCATAAGAGCCTTCCACGTTCAGTTAGTTTATCAATGTCATGATCGTACTTCTCACTCACAGCTTTGAAAAGACTTTTCTCAGTTGTGCAATGCTCCAGAATCTTCTTAGCTTTGACTGGACCAATACCTTTAATCCCAGGTATGTTGTCAACTCGATCACCAGTAAGAATCTGAATGTAGAAATTCTTTATAGCCTCCTTCTCAGTAACGTAATACAAATCTTCTTTAACGAAGTTATAATGCCAACCCCTAATCATATCTAAGTCTTTATCTATGGTCATGATACAACTAGAATCCTCTGGTAGCTCATACGCTTTGATTCCCATTGCATCGTCAGCCTCTTGACCATCTACAACTGTAAAGCCCCATTTTGAAATAAGGTACTCACGCAGAGAATCGTAATGGACTGGTTTTCTAGCATCCTTACGATTCCCTTTGTAAGCTTGTTCAGTAGCAATTTCTGATCTATAGTTATTCTTCCCTGTTAGATATCCTTCATAAGTTTCTATACCTTCTAACCTAATCAATCTATCTACAAAATTACCCATACGAGAAAGAGCAAACTTTTCCTCATCTGGTTCGTTAGTAGAGAAGCCTACCCTATAGACCAGAATATCTCCGTCAATGAGTGCAGTTGCATTGTTCATTGACTTAGACAATTTAGAGTGGATCGTCCATACTTACTTCACCACCCTCGACATACTCCTTTAGATCAGTAATAACCAACTTACCAACCCCAGTTCCTACGCCAGAAGATCCTTCCCAGTTCCAAGCATAAGGTTTAATAGTAGCAATAGCCTTAGAACCATTCTCTATTTTACAGTTGACTGGAGTTCCATCCTCAAGCTCTGCTTTGATTGGAAACTTCTTTGACTTGACTGTAACATAAGAACCCTTCTCAGGTTTATCGTCTCTAACTGTTACCCCCATACCTTTCAAAGTGCTCACAGCTTTGGTAGATAGTTTACATAAGTCTACCTGATACTTATGACTTCTTGGATTAGGTGTATCGAGAAAAGCCCACATAAGTTCTGCGTTTACTACAACTGGTTTTAGATTAGCCATATATTTCCTTTTAGTGTGTTGATGCCCAATTAGTACCTATTTTATACTCGCCATCAAGGGGACACCGTAGCTTGAGAGCAAGTCCTGCTTCCTGAATTGCCTGTACGCCTAACTGACCTACAGATTCAGAGAACTCTTTTGTCGTTTCTATCTGCCATTCATCATGAACATTAGCTACAAACGAGCCGTGTATTCTATCACATTTTAACTTCTCTGTCAATAGTATTAAGGCTTTTTTCATAACTATTGCACCTGCACCCTGCAATAAAGTATTGAGTGCAGAGTGTTGAGATCTAACTATAAGTCTCCTACCATCAAGACCCGGTAGCCATCCTTGTTGAGAGACACGATCTACTTTACTTCGTAGATTCTTTAAAGATGGTGTGTTTGCAAGAAAGCTATTAATCAACTTCCTGCCTTCTTTCTCACCACCTCCAACAATAGCACCTATCTTAGCTGGTCCTGCACCATAAAGAAAAGCATAGATAAAAGTCTTAGCTTGATCTCTATTGGTAAGTCCTGCTGCTTTCATGTTCTTAGTATGAATGTCACCACTCAGTATCTCGTTGGTGTACTCATCATCTCGCATGAAATGCGCCAACATTCTCAATTCTAACCCAGAAGCATCCACCCCACATAGTACATTACCGTCCTCTACCGTCCACACAGATCTACACTCTTTACCATAAGGACTAGACACACTAGGTACTTGAGCCATGTTAGGTTTACTGTGAGTCATTCTTCCCGTGATTGCTCCATTGGTGATGACCGAACCGTGAACCCGTGAGGAGTTATCAGCATAGTCAATCCATTTTTCAGCTTGAGTAATCCGTTTTTGTAAGAGTAAGTATTCCTCGAATAACCTAGCTTCAGGTCTGTCAATAGTTGCCAGTACGCTCTCATCAATTATCACCGTTCCTTTATCTGTGTGTTTGTTAGGCTTCCAACCAAGAGCCATAAGACGTTCTGCTATCTGCTTACGGCTACCTGGATTGAACACTTCTACTTTATCTTTAAGACGTTTACCAGTTTTCTCACTAATACGTTCAGTTACAATAGGTCTGAAAACTTCTTGTAATCCTTCCTCAATTTCTGCCAGTCTTTGCTTCCAATCTGTAAGAAGGAGAAGTGTTTCCTTCTGATTAAGTTTGAATCCATTCTCTTCTTGTTGCTTGAGAATGACAGCCACCTTGTGCTCAAGATCAACTGACTCACCCCAATCCAGTAGACTGTCAGTAAGAGTTTCATATAGTCTTGCAGTGACCTCAACATCTTGTATGCAGTAGCTGACCATTTCATCTGAAAGCCCTCCATCGAAGTCGCTGAACTCGTCCTTGTGATTTCCTAACTTTAGTCCCCAGGCTCTTAGAGAGTGTCCTCCTTCTACCACTGGGTTTAATAGTCTTGACATTACTAAGGTGTCTTGCAACTGGCTTGAGTCGATAGTCAAGTTCCAGTGCTTCCTTAACACTGGAGCATCGAACCCTATTATGTTGTGACCAATCAAGATATCTGTGGGTTTTAGATACTTTTGTAACTCGCTTGCTTCCGTCCATACGTTTACCTCCTGGTTAGTTAAGTCTTTAGTGACAGCACACCAGATCTTACTAGCTGTGCTATCGGTTTCTATATCAATAATTATTTTTCTCATGTCTGTAAATATAGTCCTAAGTTACCGAGACAGAAACCAACAAAAGTAATTGCTAATGCTGACTGCCCCTTAATTAAAAGATCAACTGCTATCACCAAGTATACCACAGCTATGAGTAGTATCAACCAGCTTGACATATTGCTCTCCCTATCAGTTCTGGTATCTGAGGAACAACTGCATTACCTAGTTGTTTAAGTCTGTCCACCCTACCGGGAAACCCATCAACCACTCTACCCACGCTGGGTTCAGATGTCCACTCACCGTTTCTACCCCTGCGCCATCTAACACTGCGTTCGGTAGTGCATCCATCGCTCGACTCTTCCCATCCTTGCGAATTAGCGATTCCGTCCGATAACCACCTTTCCAATCTCGTGACGTTGGCGTTGGAAACATCTTGTGAGGATTGAACACTGCTGCTGTCAGATTGTTCTGATGATCCTCTCTCCATCTCTTGGTTGCTTTCCCTCCGTCTTGCACTGTTGGGGTAGGCCAGGATCCAGATTCTATCCCGTCTGTGAGGCGCACCAACGGAGGAAGCGGTGATACAGTGCCATTCTGCATCATACCCGATCTCAGAGATTTCCCTGAGAACTTGATCCAGTCCTCTAGATCGAAGGGCTGAGACGTTTTCAATGATTGCGTACTTCGGTTTGATTTCTTCGATGAGCCTTTTGAACTCTGACCAGAGACCTGATCTTTTGCCTTCAAGTCCTGCTCCTTTTCCTGCAAGGCTGATGTCTTGGCATGGGAATCCTCCGCAAATAACGTCAACTGTTTCTTCAATGTCTGCTCCTTTAAGTGTTGTTACATCA